GCAGGAAAGCCACTCATTGAAGTCTACGAAAAACGTGGCGTTCTCTTTGAGAATAACAAAGAAGGCAATGAGGGTCGGCCAGATTACACAGGGCCATGGCAAGAAGATGCGCCAACGCCTATGCGACTAGCAGCATGGCGCAAAAACAAAGACGGCAATCCATACATGAGTATGGAGGTGTCAGAACAACAGCAGAAAAACGATGTTGATTTTGACAAAACTAAATCGGTTCCAAATTTGTCCTTGAAAGATGATGAGATTCCGTTTTAGAATATAACTGTTCTCCACTTGGGGCTGTGCCTTTGACAAGCATGGCCCCTTATTTTTTAACCAGAGAGGATACCACATGGAAACTTGGGCAGAGATACGCGCTCGTCACCGCAGAGAAAAAATAGAATTACTGCAAACATTAGCGCAATCCAGCTTTAGCTATCGTAGCGCGTCAGAAATTCTACAAACGCCAGAAGAAAACGTGCGAAGTTTAGCAAAGCATTACAAAGTAATCTTTCAAACCCACAAATCTAACGAAAGAAAAGTAAGATACCATGACGAATCAAATGCTTGAGTTTGAAAGACTGCAACATAAACTAGGCAAGCGAGAAGTCCTGCCATGTGATCGCCGCAAAGAACACGTTAAACAAAACAGGCTTACATGCCAGCAAAAAATAATCTTACAATCTTTAAACCAACTTGGAGAAGCAACTGCGTTTCAACTTATTGAAGCTAAGAATCTAAACGCTCACTCAGTTACATCGCAAATAACACATTTAGCTAATGCCAACCTTGTTGAGAAAGTACGCAGAGTCCCTGCACCTAAAGACCCAACTAAAAAAAGATCAGGCAATGCTGATTGTTGGGTTTATAAAATTACAAAGTTAGCGCAGGGGGCGGTCGCTTAGTCTGGTATTGCTAATAACACCCTCAGATAAGGTAGGGCCTACTCTGTGTCTGATAAAAGCACAGCTTCCAGCCTTGTGACTTATCATAGGCTCACTGGATTAGCTACCCAGTGAGTCTTTTTCCTAAGCTACAGTTATTACAGTAGGTCTATTCGCGCAAAATTAAATAAACATTAAACTACCAACTCAAAATGAGGCGCGTCAATGAATGGTCTACGGCCTTGCGACCTGCGTAAATCTATATAAGAATTCATCGCACCCTCAGCAGTAAGATCACAGCCGCCAATGTCATTGATGTGCCAAGCTGCGCCCCACCTTAACGGCACCTTTTCATAGCTGGCACCTTCTGCCATAGCGTCAGCTATCTCGTCGTATAGATTAAGTTCCCATCTACCGCCGCCATTGTAAGCCATAAGATCAACAGCCAAACCATCCAAGTGTTTACTCTTCATGGTCTGCGATGCACCAGACGCAACCAACTTACGCTGTTCAGCTTTAGTACGGATGCCGCAGATTACAGAGAAGTCTTGCTTAGTTACAGTGATAGCATACTGAACAATGCGTTGAAGCCTGTCATCTACAGTGCCTAGTTTTTGCAAGCTGCGCTTGCCTAATACATAACCCATAATATTCTCCTTGACCTAAGTGCATTAACGCAGTAAACCTTAATAGAAATCGGGGATGGTCTCCTTGATGTCAGTTAGATTAGGGCCTGTCGCAGTGATAGTTGCGGCAGGTTTTTACTTTTTAAATCCTCTCATTGTTCTAATACCAAAGCTGGCAGCTATACTTGCATACATACCCCACTGCACCCACATTGGTGTAGTCTCAAGATTAGCAAAGCCCTGTGCCATTACGTCCTGCATAGAAGGAATAAAGTTCATCAAAAGAATAGCGACAAACACTACTGTCCATAGCTCGTCTTTCCACGAATCCTTACTAGCCTCTATAGCTGACTGTTCCCAATCAGTTTCAGAGGTAGCCTTCTTTAATGCTATCTCAGCGTTAGCTTTTTGTACTGCTGTCTTGCCGTCTATGTAACTACTAGCAAGGCCACTGATCGCAGTAACAATACCACCTATCATTTCTCATGCGATAGCCAGACAGCAAACGCCCCTGTCATAGCACCAGTAACCACAGAAATTAGGGAAGCCTGTTGTGTTGATATGTCAGGCATAGATAAGGCCCACTCAATGCAGCGCACATAAACTACAGTCATTACAAACATCATAAAGCGAGGCAGAAGTTTGTACTCTAGTATCTTAGAAAAAACTATTGTCATTGATAACTCCTTTACATGACAGACATTAATAAATAAATTCCACCACCAAGCAAACCAATTATACCTAAAGACAAAGCAGCTATAGCAGAGTTGTTAGCTATCTGTCTCTTAGCTTCCATCGCAGCATACACAGTTTCCTCTCTTTCCTTACGGATTTGTCTACGCATTTGCAACATATCGTCATAAGTTGATGGGCCGAAGCGCATATTAAGCATAAACTTAATCTCTTTTTCCCGTTCAAGTAGAGTCTTTTTGCGGATAACAATGTCCATTGCTTCCTGCTCAATGTCACCGCTATGAGAATGTTTCTCTAAGAGAGTAGGTTTCTTGCGCTGAGACTCAGCTTTAGATATGTCAGCAACAGCAGAGTACCAAGAGCCAAGCTGTTTGCTTACATCCTCTAGCTCACGACCAGCACCAACAAGAGTCTTAATGCTTTTAAATGCTACATTAGCAGCAGCAAAAGCAGTGACAGGATCAATCATAAACTGTTACCTCATTTGGGTTTACCTTCTGAGGAATACAGTAAGCAGTGCCATAGTCATTAGATTGTGGGTAGCCAAAGCGACGAACTAATTCTTGGGCATACCAGTTACAAATATCTACTCGCCTAAAATAAAGTTCAGACTTTATAGGGACGCGCTCTGCTCCCATGCCGAGATAAAGAACAAGGACAAAAACGTGTACCACATGCTCACCCCATCCTACTAAGAATAGTAAGAAGCATAATGATTGTTGCACCAGATGTAGCTATAAGCACAGCCTCAAGTCGCTTGATTCTAGTAAAGACTTCCTTGAATTGGATTTTTACCTCTGTTTGCAAAGCAACCACATCCTTTTCCAGCGCGGAAACACGCTCGTTAATATCCATTAGCTTGGGGCCACCGGAAAGGTTACATCAGGAAACCCGTCCTGTTGTGGTAAGTCTCGCAAGGCTTGTCTGTAGGTGCGCCAATCGTCTGTTATGCGGTCAGCCAATGCCATGTGGTCGGACGCCTCTAGTAGCTCGTTACGCCGCTCTCGTACTTGGGTTGACGTTGCAGCCACTGGGTCAGCTTGGAAGTTAGGCCAAGTAGCCATATCTTCAGCATCCTCAAATACTGCGCTACTACCTGTTGTTTTATGATACCAAATCTTAGACATAATAAACCCTCATTGACCCTGAGCCACCAGCACCCGCACTTGTCCTTCCAGCACCACCCCCGCCACCATGAAGTGCGCCAGCGGCCCCTGCGCCTGTATTGCTTCCAGTACCGCCATTGCCTGATAAGAAACTTTCGCTAGCAGTCGGAAAAAAACCATAAGCAAAGTGGCCACCACCGCCACCACCGCCGCCAAAAACAGAATGATGAGCGTCTCCAGTCCAGCCCCCTTCACCACCACCTTGTTCGTAATCTGAACCAGTATTAACAGTTGCCCATCCAGTATGTATCGACTCCAATTTAAAAATATTGCCGCCAGTGAAAACACCCTCTAATGTTGTTCCACCAATCGTAACATTACCACCCGCAACATAGTAAACGAAATTAGTTGCAGAAGCAGTATAGGCAACGCCCCCCTGTGACGAATGTAGTGTAATTGATGAAACACCACCCGCTTGTGAATTATATTGATTATCGTTTGTACCCCCTGCTCCACCCGCGCCGATAACATAAGTGGCGTTGTGAAACATACTTGCTTTACCGTACAATAATAGCGGGTTGCCACCTCTCCCCCCCTGAGCAGCAAAATCAGTAGTTTGATCATACCCCCCGCCACCACCGCCGCTAACCATAAACACCCACATATAGTCATCATCAGCTACATTGGATGGCTTTGAATAAGTGCCGCTTGTTGTAAACGTGCTGTCAGGATTACTGAAATTTGGATTAACTATTTGGTCTGGGCCTGTGCTTATAGTTCCCCAAGCTGCCGTTCCAGCACTAGCGTAGGTTAATACTTGGTCTGCTGCACCGCCAGCAGGAACGTGATTGTTGCCGCTGCCTGTTGGGTGAACGTATGTTGCAACGTGACTGTTTGTTGCTGCGTCCCTTGCTCTAGTCATTCTACTAACTCCCACAGACAAGTATCTTCATTAAGCCTGTAATTACCGTCTGGTTTTTGTGGGATAAAAGCATCCCTATTTGCGTCATAAGTCATACCGACCCCTGCAAAGTTTTTTCGCAGTGGTGTACCGCCAAGACGGTGCTGACCGCCGTATGTGTTGTAAGAGGTTTGCACCCAGCGACCAGCAATGTTGTCCACAAGATTTTCAACAAACTCTGCTTCCGCAACAATTACTTGCTGGACAATGCTGTTAGTTACTTTTGCATAATGTGCCATTATCTTTCCTTTATGTTGGGTAGCGGATTATAACGATGCCTGAACCGCCGTTAGAGCCATCGCCCGTAGCACCATTTCCCGCTCCACCACCGCCAGTATTTGCCTGTGCAGCCGATGGAGCGCCGCTAGCAACACTGTCAGCACCACCGCCAGCACCACCCGCAACTGCGTTAGGACCACCAGCACCACCACCTCCATAGTAACCTGAGTCACCTGTTGATGTTGCCGTCGCAAAAGTAGAGTATGTATTTATTCCCGCACCGCCAGCACCGCCAGTAGAAGTTCCATTTGCCCCTGCCGCGCCAGCACCTCCACCACCACCGCCACCCGCAACACCAGATGGATTGTTTCCACCCGCATTTCCTTGACCCGAAGTTCCCGCACCGCCAGTACCGCCAGCACCACCGCCACCTCCTGATCCACCGTCCCTACCAAGACCAGGATACAGTTGATTAGAGTACGAATACCCACCGCCACCGCCACCGATTGCAGAAGGATAAGCAGCGTCAGCATTATTCGCGAGGGTAGTATTTCCTCCATCGCTCCCAGTGTTGGCGACGCCTTTGGCACCTCCCGCGCCAACAGTAACTGTGAATGAAGCGGAGCCAATGGTTGTGGTTGCGTAAAGTATACCTCCTGCTCCACCACCACCTGAAGCATAGTCCATTCCACCAGCAGTACCGCCACCACCACCGCCACCCGCAACCAATAAATAATTTATCACACCCGAACCAGTTGCTGTAAAAGTACCTGAAGAAGTAAACGTATGATAAGTATAACCACCAGCGGTAGTGACTGTTCCACCTGTTCCAGTTAATTTTGCAACAGGCACACTTCCAATTCCAACATTTTCCCAGTAATTATTTCCAGCGGTGGCGTCTTTGAGAACATACATAAATCCTGTTGTTGTGTTTATCCATATATGCCCAACACCTGACGCTGGATTGGTTGATAAAGTAGGGTCGGACGAACTAACCGTTGTGTCGCTAAGTGACGCAAATGAACCCGCTGGACTTGCCCATGCAGCCGCACTTGCACCGCTATTAACGGTAAGAACCTGACCCGCAGAACCAAGTGTGGCTGGTAAAGCTACCTTACCCGTTGTGCTTATTGTTCCCGTAACCGCAACATTACCCGCAAACGTACCGCCCGTACTTGCAGGAACTGCATCGGCAACCGTAAATGATTTGAACGCCACGACTGCTAAATGGTCATTAAGTGCCGCGCCACTAGCCAGCACAATAGACGTTCCGCTAGTCGCTGTGTAATCCGAGCCATTATCCAACACGATGCCGTTTAAGGTTACAATGAGATTACCAGCCGCATACGCAAGCGTTGCTGAGTTGTTGTCACTTCCAGAGAATGTAGTCTGTCCTGCCGTAGCCGTGTACTCATAGTCCAAAAGACTAACAGCACCAGCCGATGAAGCGTTAATCCAACTACCACCGTCATAAACTTTCATGCCGTTACTGGTGGAGTTAAAATAAAGCGCACCAGAAACTAACGCATTGCCATCATTATCAACACTTGGCTCAGATGACTTTGCACCTAAGTATCGGTCATCAAATGAATCTAACGCAGTAGCCGCTGCCGCCGCAGAATTAGCCGCTGCCGTTGCAGATGCCGCAGCCGCCGAAGCATTAGACGCAGCCGCAGACATAGTGCTTGCAACACCAGCAACAGTAGCAATGTTAGATACAACCGTACTTGTTCCTAGCAAAGCTAAATCAGCTACAGCATCAACCGTTCCAAGCCGACCAATCTCAGTAGCCTTGCCAGCAACAGCACCAATATCAGTAGCATCACCAGCTACAGAAGTTACATTACTTGCTATGCCAGCCACAGTAGAAATATTGCTTGCTATGCCAGCTACAGAAGAAATGTTATTTATATTAGTTGTTGTAGCTAAGTCATTAATGTCACTGATAGCATCAGCAGTGCCAATTAAATTAACAGCAGCCGCATTGTTAGCTACAGTTTGCACCGCAGATGTACTTGGGCCAGCCTCAACCGCGCCAGTAGTAGCATGGAAGGCAAGCACTTTGCCTTTACGATCATCAACAGCAGGAAGAACCAGCGAAGCAGCAGCATCAAAATCAGTAAGCTGCAATGCTCGACCAGCAGTATCTTTAAGATCAGCAGCTATAGCAGTAAGGGTATCAAGCTGT